CCAAGAACTAAATACTGGATGACAAAAAAACAAGCAGTAGGCCATACTAAAGAACTGGAAACGATGAATATTAACTCTGACCCGGTTCAGTTCTATAACCACGATGATCAAGCTCCAGCCCCTTACCAATCTGGCGCGAACCAAGTAAACCCACACCTATCTATGATTTCTGCACAAATGGCTCAGAACATCTCGCAACAAGCTAGTGTATCCGACTCAATGAAAGGTGACTTGCCAACCAGAGCGTCAGAAGATGCTATTAGGCAGCTAATCAGCAGAGGACAAGCATCAACGCGCAAATGGGTTAACTCGCTTACTATTGGCATTGCTCGAGTTGGTCACATCATTAATGAGGCAATACCAGTTGTTTACGATACAAAACGAGAGCTCCAAATTACGGGTATTGATGGAATCGAAGCGCAAGAGATTGTTAATCACACACTGTTTGACGCTCAGACAAAACAGCCTGTTATCAATAACGACTTAAATCAAGGTAAATATAAAATAACATGTGATGCTGGACCCGCATTTTCTAACCGTCAAGAGGCTGGATTAAACGCACTGCTTGAATATGCGAAAGTGGACCCTTCAATCGTGCAAATTGGTGGGGATATCATGTTAAAATCAATGAATGCGCCTCTAGTCGATAAAATATCAGAGCGCAAACGCGACCAAATGCTGGAGGCTGGATTAATACCTTCTGATCAAATGACACCAGAAGAGCAGCAGAAAATGCAGCAACAAGCGCAGCAACAAGCGCAGCAGGCTCAGGCTAACCAGCAGAACGATCCTAACACAATACTCGCCGAGGCTGAGCGTTTGAAAGGCCAAGCGGAATTAGTGAGGCAGCAGCGCGAAGTTGGAAAGCTTCAATTGGAGTCAGGAAAGCTACAGTTAGACGTCGAAAGAATGCAAAACGAAAAAGTTAAACTTTCTCAGGATTTACAAAATAGCCATATGGATAACATGGGTAAAGCTGCCGACATTGATAAGACTGTCGCAGATACCGCGCAATCGTGGGCTAAAACCGATGAGTTACAAGGTAACGCCAGAAGCAAGCAGATTGAAAATCTTGAGAAAATTACGCCACAGGTCACTATTGTTTCCCATCATGATCAATAGAATAGAATTTATGACTAATTTGCACGAATAAACTCATGCGGTTATAATTAAATCAATCCGTACGCGACGGTATCGCGGCCTAAATTCACCTTAGGGGTGCACAATGCAAGAAGATGCAAACACACAGCAACAGAATGATGAACTCGTTATGCCAGGCCAGCTAAACGAATCGCAGGAAGTTGTCGTAGACTCTGACTCATCAACAGATAGTGGAGAAAACCACGAAGAAAAATCAAATTCGTTTCAAGACCGTATTAACAAGGTAACGGCTGATAAGTACGCAGAGCAGCGCCGAGCGAATGAGCTACAAAATGAGCTAGACAAGTTAAAGGCTAATCAAAACTCAGCTGAAATCGCTCAGTCCAGTGTTAAAAGCGAACTTAAATCCCCTGAGATTCCAGAGGACATTTTTGACGATGAGGCAATGCGAAAGTATCACGCCGAAACGTCAGAATATAACCGAAAGGTGGCATCGTCAGAGGCAAAGGCAGCCCTTGAATATCAACAACAGAATCAGTTAAAGAAGCAACAGGAACAGAAACAGCAAGAAGTCATCAATACTTACGCTAGTAACGCATTGCGAGATGGTGTTGATATTGAGAAACTTCAGGTTGCTGAAAAAACGGTGATGGATTCAGGAATTAGTGGCGAGCTTGCTAACTATCTTCTATCTGAGCCAAACGGCGGCAAGATTGTTGAATTCTTGCACGACAATCCTGAGACGCTGCATGATATCGCTAGAATGGACCCAATTAGTGCGGGCATCAAAATTCAAAGTGAAATCAAGCCTGTTGTTACCTCTTCAACGTCTAACCTATCAAGTGCGCCCGCACCACATACTGAAGTTCGTGGTGGTGGCGTTCATGAGCAGGATGAGTTTGAAAAAAATTACCCCGGTGTAGAATTTATTTAAGGTGAATTAAAATGGCAGTACAAAATAACTTTCAAAGTAATACCAACAAGAAACTATTAAAGTCTTTTATTAAAGGTTTCGAGTCTTCTACGGTACTTACAAACACAGTCTCAAAGCAGCTAGTAAACGAAATTGATTCTTCTACTGGCGGTACTCCCGGCGCTGGCGACCCTGTTGCAATGAAGCGTCCTACTCAATATGTCCCTCAACGTAGTCCAGACGGTGATATGTCTACGAAAGACAAGAACCCTATTCGCACTGGTAAAGTTGTTGGTAACGTGTCTGAAAATGGTTACATCACTGTTTTTATTGAAAACACGCAAGTTGAAGAAGCGCTGGAGGCTGACCAACTCGATCAATTGATGCTGCCTGTTGCTGAGGACATGGTAGTTGAGTGTGAATCAGAGCTTGTTAAGTTCATGACAAAGAATGCAGCCCTAGTTAGTGGTAACGCTGACACTGCAATCAATAAATGGTCAGACATTGCCAATGCTGGTGCTCTATTTAAAGAATCTGGCGCGCCAGCTGGTAAAAAGTATGCTGCAATTAACTGCTTTGATGAAACGGTTTTATCTGACCTGCAGACTCAATTAGGTGTGAACCCAAACGTAAATGAAGCATGGGCAGGCGCGGTAGTTAAAGAACGTTTCGCAGGACTAGATCAAGTTCTTACAACTAACAACCTTGATGAGTACACGAGTGGCACAGAATCAGCAGGGTTGACGCTTAGCGCGACACCTTCTGCAAGCTATACGACTTACAAAGACTCTTACCAGATGACGCTTTCTATCACTGGCGCAACCGTTGGAACTGGTACGCTTAAAGCAGGCCAGCAATTGCAGTTTGCTAGTTCATTGTTGCTAAACCTTCGCAACCGTAAAATCGTTCGCAAGGCTGGCAATGGCGTTCCAATCACCCTAACCGTTCTTCAAGATGCAACGGCAAATGGCAGCGGAAATATGTCTGTTCTTGTTTCTGGAGCTGCAATCAACGAAACTGACGTTGATGGAGCATACAATACAGTAAGTGTAGCGCTTCAATCAGGTGATGCAGTAACGGTATTGGGAACGCCAGAGACCACATATCGTCCAGCCCTATCTTATTGTGAAGGATTTGTTGGTATGGGTTCAGTTGTGCTTCCTAAGTTGCACGCTCTTGATTCGATGATTGTGAATCATAAAGGCATGTCAATTCGTATGCACAAATTTTCTGATGGTACGAGAAACATCAATAAATATCGTTTTGATCTTCTCCCAACATTCGCATGTTTCAACCCATTCTGGGGAATGCAGATGTTCGGTAGTTAATCCGACTAGCGTTATCATTGAGGGGCGAATTGTCGCCCCTTTATTTTTATGGAGGAAATTATGCAGCATCTATCAATGTTCAAATACTGTGAGAATGAATTAGGCTATATCCAATGTGTGATCAAACAAGATTTTAAATCTGCAATGGAAAAGCTAGGTTTCGTTGACCACATCGACAAAGTGAATAAGCCGACTACAAAAAGTAGGAAGAAAAAAGATGATTCGGAAAGTTGATATAGTTAACGGCGCGTTCGCGTATCTAGTCATATGGGGAATAACATCAAGTCCTACACCCGAAGACATAACTCTAGGGTTAAACGTTCTCGATGACATGGCATTGCAGCTAGAGAGCGAAGGTTTGCTTACTGGATATAAACCTCCGACAGAGTACGGGAACAGTGGTGCCAATGATGATTCTGGGCTTGATGATTGGATGGGCGGAGCGTTCAAGAAGATTTTGGCGGTTGAGATGACAAATCATTTTGGCATCCCTTTAACCCAATCAATGAGCATTTCATACCAACAAGGTATGGATGCATTAATCCACGCTCTTGTTCAAGTTACTAACGCACAAAACCCCGGCACCCTACCAAAAGGCAGCGGGAATGAGTGGGGATACTGTGACAACAAATTCTACAGCGAGCCAGCCGATACGCTGGACACTGAAACCGACGGATCAATCGACGATTTAACACTTGATAACTCAAATAATACGTTCATAAACTCAGATTGTTGAGGTAGATATGACAACTATAAACCTACTAACGAATAAAGAAGTACCCGTTGATAATGACTTGATAGCAATCTGGGACAGTCAGTCAGGCCGAACAAGAAACACCTCCTTTGCAGGAGCTGGGAGTTTGCTGTTTAGTGATGTGAATCCAGTCGTGAATGTCTCCTATTCTTCGCCTAATTTAGTGATAACTTACTACAACGGAACCACCAAGAATATCGATATATCATAAATAAATGGAGGTTACACAATGAGTTTTATAGTTAAAGGTCAGGACGGTACAACCATAGCAAAAAATGCCTACGCAAATAACTTACTGCACGATGTAGCAATTCTAGCCGCTGGTGCAACTGGCGGCACTCTTACCATTCGTGGGAAAAAGCCCGGATCTCAGTTTTTTGAAGAAATCCCAGACGGGACAATTGACCTTTCATCCGCTGAATCAGTTCAATTTACTGGTGCTGTTCAAGAATATGAGTTCATTCTAGAATCTTTTGCTGGAACGGGTGATATTAGAATAACTGACACATCACAGAGGTCGTAGCAATGGCGAAAGGATATATTAGCGGGATAGGTGATTCTACACTAAATCCGGGTGATTCAGCATACGAAAAGCAGGTTATTGTTAGGAAGGCATCAGACTTTGATCAGCCGTTAAAGGATGGATTTAACTACTTTCTAGATGGCGTTATTGATCTCACAGGTTCAGGCGTTAGCTTGCAGTTAGTAAATGATGGAGTTTCCAGCATCTCAGGCTACAACTTCAGAACGTCTGGATTAATCTGCGACGACGACAATTACACTCTTTTTGTAAATGATGGATCGAGCGCTGGACGATTAATTATAAACAATTTTTACATTCAGACTAACGGAGCGGGTTCACAAGTCTATGATATCGAGGCCAACACGGGAACTGAAGAAATTGTTATTCACAACTTATTCTATTTAAATTGTACCAGCTTGGGCACGATAAGCGGCTATGCTCAAGCTTTAGAGCAAGACACCTATAGAGCTGGCGGAACTCCAGAACTGACTTTAGATGGATCGTGGTCATCAGGTTATTTTATAGATAATAGCCTTGGATTGCAGCTTACAAATGGGAACTACTTTATCTATAAGGCAGGGCCAAACTTCTCAATGTCCTCGAGATTTAGAAGCAATCAAAACATAGATTTGAGATCTAATATCGGCTTTCTTGACTTTGAAAAGTCAAACTTTACAAATGACAACCTGTTACAACTAACTGATTGCATAATCTCAAGAAATGGGAACTTCAACCCAGAGGATTTAACAATCATCCCCAACATATCAGCGGCGGACGCTGAAACTTTGTTTACTAACTGCGTAGGCATAAAAAACACGTACGCAGGCGGTAAAATTACAGTATCAACAGAAGCGGCCACGCCTATCTTGAATGTTACTTCTTTTTCAGAGCTCGAAGGAACATTCACTTCGTCAGACTTGCAACACTTCTCTGCATCCTCAGACCCAACAATCCCGAAACTAACAAATGACGCAACAAACCCAACTGAATTCACAATAATTTTGGATTTGACGCTAGAATCTAGAGCCAATGATGAGGTAGAAATTAGATTTAAAAAAACTACCGCGTTGGGAGTTGTAACGATCTTTGGAAATCAAGCCAGACAAGTAAATAGCTTAACTGGCGGCCGTGATGTTGCTTTTTTTAACTCGACAGAAAACGTAATAATGAACAAAGGTGACTCAATCACCATAGAAGTTACCAACAACACGACTATAAATGATGTGACAGCAGAAGTCGGTAGCTCGATTTTGATCAACAAGAGATAGAAAATGCCCCTTTAATGAGGGGCTTTAATCGGACATTAACGTTGAATGATGCTTTGTACTTCATTGACGAAAGTATATCAAAGAGACACGCTGATAGGATTTTATCTAAGAATTTTACAAAGACGATTGATGGTTGCCGTTCTTTTTATAGCAACCCTGATCGCCATTGTGACTATTAAACAAAGCAGAATTTTATCGTTTAAATGGAGCAACAAAATTACACATAAAACTTTACACAAACAGGCTAATAGGTGTAAAATTTAAAGTGCAGTGTGGTAGCTGATGATAGGAAAAAGTAATTTGGGTTTATAAATTCTGGTCTTAGTGTTCGTGGGTAAACTACCACTTATGCTTTTTCCAGCCCTGAGTTGCTAGGGTCAGAATTTATGAGCCCTTTTTTTGTGTCTGAAACAAACCGTATTCCTTATGAGTCGGTAAAATTACAAAGACTTTATTTTGTTATTTGTTTAGCGTAATAGCTACAGACACAATTCCTTTCACAATTCCATTCTGCTAGGTCTTTTTGGCGCAATTTACCCTATCAAACTAAATGCGAACAATTTGGAAATCGGTGCTAATCAATACAACTTTGAGACCGAGATAAAGCAGGTTTACATGGTGGTTATCATCACGCAAAAAACGAATTGGGTCACTCCAAGTTTTTAACCTAGTAAGTTAAACGTTTTGTGATATACGGGCGACATCCTAAACTGTTCTGCATATTGAGATTGATTAGAATACACCAAAAGGCCTTTTAAAGTGACATACCACCATTAAAGGTCTAATGATACTAATGGAATTTAAAAATGAAACAATTCAGATACTCACTACACAGAAACTCACCAGCGATTAGAAACATGATTAAAAACGTTAAACGTGATGGCTATTTTTTCAGGGATGGAAGGAAATACAAGCTAATCAACGCAAGAAAAGAAGGCGTTAACATTCACTTAACTATAGAGAACATTTAATCGCCATAGTCTCGGTTTTTTGTGTCTGTTTTTTAATCTAGCATTCTCGGTGTATACTTTACCTATACATTTAAAAGGATTAATCATGGCAGATACTCTACTACCACTTGTACGCGGCGACTCAATCAAAGAAGCCGACTACCGCGACAATCTACCCCAAAACATGTACACCGTCATGAAAGAAATTCGTGGCGCTAAAGGTTATTTGATTAATCATCCTGGACTCACAAAAACAGCGACAGGTGAAGGTGTTGATCGAGGCGCTTATTATTCTGGAACCTTTAACACGCTCTATCGTGTAAGCGGCCAGCGTTTAATTGAAGTTGGAGATGATGGAACAGTTACAAACCTATCTGGCAATGTTGGCGACGACAAATACACACCCATCACTGGTAATGAATACGTTAGAATTGCGCAATCGTTTAACAATCTAGCAATCGTTGCTGACGGAAATATTTGGTACTACAATCCGACTAAAGGCTTGCGACAAATCAACGTAGATTTGCCCGACGAAGAAACCCCACCAACAAGTGGTAAGTTAACTTACTCGTTTACTGGCTCAATCTCCTACCAAGCAGACAGAACCTCCGCAGGTTTTGAGTCCATTGATGAAAACTTTAACGGGATATTTAAGAATATTGGGGTATATGGTTATCTGCAAGACGACCAAGAGCCAGAGCAAACCCCACCAGTTGATGGCCAGTTAAACTATGAATTATCAGGTAGCATCACAACATACCAAGCACCTAGAACCGCGTCAGGCTTAGAAGGTATCGACCCAAACTTTAACGGTGACTTTGTTCACCTCGAGGTGTACGGATACATTCAGGATTCAATCTGGAATAAGCTTGGAACCGCTGGTCACACTCGAACAAGTGAGCGCCTATCTGTTTACTACAAGCAGAAAGAAGGGCAGGACGATGTGGCAATTATCGTTAGATATGTCGGCGCAAATCCTCAGTGGTTTGTCTTTTCTGATTCGTCACTCATTAGTCCAACTATATTTTTAAACAACGACACTTTTGATTTCGGAACTTTCGACACATCAGTTAATTACACGAGCTCGTTCAGCAAGGTTCAGGTTGAAAGTCCGATTACTTGGAATCGATTTGGATCAAATGGTCACACTCAAACATCATTGTACTACGCAGTGTACTACAAGCAGACGCAGGGAGAACCTGACGTTGCCATGATGGTAAAGTACACCATTAACGATCCTCAGTGGTTTATCTTTACTGACCCCGCATTATCTGGCCCTCAATTATTCCAAGATAATAACACTGTAACTTTTCAGGGTTTAAAAACATCCGAGGACTACACGGACACGTTTTCAAGTATCGCTGTCACTGGCCCTAACAACGTTGCCCTATTTGGCAACACGAAAGACATCATTTTCACAACTGGCGTCTTCATGATGACCGATGGAAAGAACATCTATCATACTGAGTTCTCAAATGAAGAGCGGGTAGATCCGCTTGCGTTTGCTACAGCTGAATTCCTGCCTGATGAAACGGTGGGTCTTGGGCTGATGGATGGTAACACGATTATCGTTTTTGGCCGATTCTCTACTGAATTCTACGTGACAAACCCATCTGACCCATTCGGGTTTACTCGCGTATCAGGCCAAGCGACTAAATCAGGTTTGATTGCGGTCAATGCCAAGGTTCAACTGGGCGGCAACTTCTTTATATTAGGTGGTCGCGCTGACGAATCTATCGGCGTGAGAATAGTTACCGCTGGATCATCTCAATCTGTTGCAACTCGCGAGATTGAGAAAATACTTGAAACCTACACCAAAGACGAACTCGCACAAGCAAAGTTTGATGCAGTGTCAAAAGATGGGACTGAGTTTCTATATATCTCACTATCACGCGACACGCTTTTATATAACCATACAGTGGGGAGCCAGGCAGGTTTAATAAATTCTTGGACAGTTTTAAAGAGCACGATAAGCAACGTTGATTTCCCGTGGGTGGGTGTTAGCCCTGTTTATGATAGACGAATATCTAAGTTCGTTTTTGGTGACAGGTTTACAACCGACATC